TATCCTTCTTTCACAGTCTATCTTGAGGATGATACAAAAGGAAAAATCGACCTATATAGACTGAACTCCCTAACTGGCGAAAAGATATACCTGGTCAAGGGTGTGGGTGATATTAATTATAAGCATGGTGAGATTAAATTATACAATCTAACAATTATTAAAGGTAGTTTTACAGACAATAGGATTGAACTAAGAGTAGAACCTGCATCTAATGATGTAAGTGCTGTTCGTGAAGTCTATCTTGATATCGATATCTCTAAATCCAACTTTAGTGCTCTTCCAGAATGAACGTAAAGTCAAGAAATATTTCCTCACTGATTGAAAGTCAGATCCCACAATTTATTGTGGGAGATTATGAGATGTTCGTTAAGTTTCTTGAGGCTTATTATGAGCACCAAGAACTTAGTGGTGGAGTTTTAGATATTGTATCAAACTTAACCAAATACCGTGATATAAATTTTTATAGTAAAAATATACTAAAACAGTCCTCGAAAACCACTGCAGTCACTGGGATTTCGGACGTTACTATTTCAGTTGATAGCACAGAAGGATTTCCTGAAGAAGGTCTTGCTAAAGTTGGTGAAGAGATCTTTTTCTACACAGGTAAGACAGATACATCATTCACAGGTATTTCAAGAGGAGTTAGTGGTAATACCTCTCTAGGTGACCTCTACAAAACATCTAAGTTTGTTTCCACTACTGCTGCTACACATGCTAGTGGATCTGAAGTACAGAACATTAGTAATCTGTTCCTATATGCCCTTATACAGAGTTTTGAGTCGGAATACCTTGCTGGTGTACCTGAGAAGTATTTACGTGGTGAGATCGATAAGAGAACCCTTATAAAAAACATCTCTTCTTTCTACAAAGCAAAAGGTACAAAGCGTTCTATCCAGTTTATCTTTAATTCTTTAATAGCATCTGATGAGACAGATGTATATTATCCAAAAGATATAACTTTAAAATCATCCGAGTCTGATTGGGTTACTGATTATTCTTTAAAGGTTATTGCTATTCAGGGCAATCCAGAAAATTTAATTGGAAAGGTAATTACACAGAGTGGAGACGATTATGCTTCTGCTGTAGTTGATAACGTAGAGAAAGAAAAGACTGTAGATGGTAACCAGATATGGAGATTGATCTTAAGTCCTGGAAGTATAAACAATACTTTCTCTATAAGCAATAAAACTAAGCTTATTAAGCCTATTAGTAGTACAGATCAAGCAGGATCTAAAATATCGGTTGATACTACTTTTGGGTGGAAAAAGGAAGGAGATATTTACATTGCTGGTGAAGTTGTTTCATATTCAAGTAAAACCATTAAACAGTTTACTATAAAAAGTAGAAAGTCTACACAAACACATAATATAGGAACTGTATTATATGATAATAAGAAAATTACAGGTAATGGCGTTGAGATCATTGCTCTAGGAGTGGTTTATAACTTAGCACCAAAAAAAGTTGTACCATATGGTATAGAGGGTGAAAAAGTTGTAGTAGAAAACAGTGGTTTTGATACCATAGATTCTATTATTAAGAATCAATTGGGACAAGTGAGATGGGATATAAGTGACAGTACCTCAACTGTCACATCAGGAGACACTAGGACTCAAACTGAGAATACTGATACCATTTCAGGTATTCAGCAAATTTTTAGTGATGAGAACAATTATTATTTGTGTACTAGTGGATTTCCTCAAAGGACAGTTTTCTTTAACCAGACTTTAAACGCTACTAAGACTCCTGTTGATCAATCACTGTTAAGAACAATACGTAAGAGACCTCTTACTACGACTGAGATCTATAAGTCATCCAGAAAGGATATTGGTATCATGGTTGATGGTACGCTTGCTTACAGTGCAAAAGATACAAGCAGCGTATTCTCTGGTGGTATAACAAAAATTAGTGTTACTACACAAGGCAGTGGATATAGCAGAGCACCTTTCGTTCTTGTTAATAGTGAGTCATACAAGGCAACTGCTAATATTTCTGGTAATGTTGTTGAAACAATTACTGTTGATGTTGCTGGATCTTACACCACTGTTCCTTTAATTGAAGTTGTATCTGGTAGAAATGCAGTACTTACCCCAGTAATTACTGGTGGTGCTATCACAAGTTTGGTTATTGCTGATGCTGGTGAGTATTATAGTGCTCCTCCCACAATTAGGATTGTAGATAAACTAGGTAAAGGTAGATTTGCTGAGTTTACTGCTGAAGTGTCTGCTTCTGGTCAGATAACCTCTACTACACCAGTAAACACTGGTAGTTTCTATACTGCAGAGAATGTCCTCATACAAGTGATTCCAGATGGTTCTGGAGCTACTGCTACTGCATCCATACATGAGTGGATTAAAAACAGATATGAAATAACAACAGACAAGGATACTGAATATGGTTTCTCGCACCTTAATGATCAAGGTTTCTATAATTATGGTGTTCTATCTTATTCACCTACTCTCCAAACATCCCTAGGTGATACTGGAACTAATCATTCACCTATCATTGGATATGCCTATGACGGTAATCCAATCTACGGTCCTTATGGATATACTGATGCAGTAGATAATACTAGTGCTATCACCAAGATGAATAGTGGTTATATTAAGAAGAGTACTAGACCTAATGGTCCTAGTGTTAGTACATATCCTTTAGGAACATTTACACAAGATTATTACTTTGCTGATAGAACATCTACACTTGATAGGAATAATGGTCGTTTCTGTGTAACACCTGAGTATCCAAAAGGTACATATGCATATTTCGTTACTTTAAATAGTACAAATGTACCAGTCTATCCTTATATCATAGGTGAGAACTTCTATTCATTACCTCTTGCTGCTAACTATGATCAGAATCAAACACATAATGACTTACCTTCTGATGCCCTTCGTATCAGAACATTAACCACACCTGATAATGGAGTAAAGCTTTCAGCAGTAACTAAAGATGTTGCTTCTGGTAGTGTATCTTCTTTTTCTGTATACTCTTCTTCAAATAATTTTAAAGTTGGATCTGAGTTGTTCTTAGACAACAGTGATACCAGTGGATCTAAAGCATCTGGTACAGTCGAATCTATTAAAGGAAAAGATGTTATAGAGATCAGAGCAACTGATGCTCAAAGAGTAGCAAAGGTTCAGATTACAGAGAACTGCTATGTATTCTCAGATGATACTCTTTCACAACCTTCCAGTGGTGCTTATGGTACTGTTGTTGGAGATGTACTAGATGGTAAAATTCTTGTCTTGCAAGACGTTGTAGGAACATTTGATGCTAGTGGACTATTTGACTCCACTACATTATCCATTAATATTGTTTTGAATAGTAATGCTACCTTTACAAAGGGTGCAGAAGTTGAATTGACTGATGGTTCTACTGTAATTGCTAAAGGTGAAGTAATAGAGTCTACTGATAAAAGAAACTCTGTTAAACTTAAGGTAGAATCTGGTACATTTGCACAACAGTCAGGATTTTATTTAAGAAGTAATGATCTATTAAACACTATCGGTGCAGAAATTCTATCAACTAAAAGTTTAAGTAGTGGATTAGTTCCATTCCAAGTTAATACTAATATTGCATTAGTTAAGACACAAGGTAATCATGAACTAGGAGTAGGAGATACTATCTACATCTCTATAGATCCAAATGATTCTATTACAACTACTACCAAATATGTTCAGTTGGGTGCTATACAAGAGATTGATATAGAGCAACCTACTTTCTCTACTCAGTTAAATGATGCTGGAATAGGAAGAATAGATCTTCTCAATAGTGGTGCAGATTATACATCTAACACCTATACAGACATAGCACTTACTGATGGTAAAGGCACTGGTGCTAAGGCAACTGTACTTGTAGTTAATTCTATAGTGCAGACTGTAACAATTACTACAAAAGGGTCTGGATATGAAAAGGGAGATGTCCTTAGTGTTGCTGATGATGATTTAGTACGTTCAGCAGCATCTACTAATACGAATAGATTAAGAGTACGTGTAGATCATATTGGTTTTGCTTCTGGTGAGACTACCATGAGTATAGACAGTATAGTTGGTCTTTCTAAGAATGATTTACTTAAAGTTGGTGATGAGATAGTTAAAGTTACTGCGATATCAGACACTTCTGTAACTGTCACAAGAGCTCAAGAAAATACTACTGATACTGATCATTTTGATAATGAAGTTATATCATTATACAATGGCGATTATAGATTCTCGGTTGGTACTACAGTATCAGTTACTGGTGTTACTGCATTAGACCCTGTTGTTCTTTCTTATTCTAATAATAAACTAATAGTTGAGCATAATAACGGTTTCTTTAATAGTGGTGATTTTACTCCATATAAGATAACAGATCAATCTACTATCTTTGACGAGAGTGATCCTAAACGTACCATCAAAATTACTACTGTATCAGACTACAAAATTGTAACAAAGATTTCGGATTTTGAGAGTGGTCCTTACAGTGTGTCTCCAAACCTTAACATTCAAGAGTTCTATCAGTATAGATTTGATCTAAGTCATTTCACTAATGATAACTCTGAGTTTGTTGTATCACCTAGTAAGAATGATAATATCATTGCAACAGAAGCAATTACAGTAGGTACTGCTGGTACACCTGGATCATATGTCTATGTTAAGTTTGGATATGGAGATCGACTAGGAACAGTTGATCTAACTGGCACACTCAATAATAGAGTTGCTAGGAGATATCAAAGATATTATTATAAGTCTATTGTAAGAACTAGGAATAATGGAGATAATACAATTCGTATCGGTTCTTCCACTACCATTGAAGATAATGATAGTTACATGGAGATCGTCAATGATCCTTTGCAAGGAAGACAAGTTATTACTGATGCTTTAACTACTACATCAACAGGAGTTCAAGTATCATTTGTTACAGCAGATAGATTTGTATATGAGATGAGTCAATCTCCTGAATGGTATGGTACTGGTACTCAGAAGTACACATCTGAGTCACGTTCTGCTGTTGGTAGGATTAATAGAGTTAAAGTAGCAAATCTTGGTTCTGGTTACAAGAAAGTTCCTGTGGTAGAAGGATGTGAGTTGCATAGTGTATATGCTGCAACAGCAACAGCAACATGGGATGCAGTTAATAAGAATATTACTGATGTAACAATTGTTACATCTGGATCTAACTATTCTAAACCAAAAGTAGTGGTTTCTGATGGTGATGGTACAGAGGCAACTTTTGAAGTATTGAAGACTGCTGATAATAAGATTGCTAGAGTTAATGTAATAAACAAAGGTAAGAACTATACATACAAACCATCTCTTAAAGTTATAGAAAGTGATTTGAGAGCATATGCTTTAGGTGATTCTATTGGTATCACTAAGAATGTAGAAATAGACTATAATGGTAGTGGTATATGGAATGATATGTCTACTCTTAGGAGACATTCATGTAGTGATGTTCTTATTGTTAATACTACAGACAACTTCTTAAATGGCGAGCAAGTTAAACAAGGCAATTCTATAGGTCGTGTTGTTCCTCATGGTTGGAGACCAGGTTCTAACATTCTTAAGGTATCAGTTGAATCTGGAGAGTTTGTTAGTGGTACAAATGTACTAGGTGTTGCTAGTAAAGCTTCAGGAAATGTTGTTGAAGTATTGAAGACAGAATTTGATGTTGATCTAAGATCATATTACGATAACCTTGGTACTTTTGAATCTGATAAAGGTAAGGTTGGTGTAAGAACTCATAAGATAGCAGATAACAACTTCTATCAAGACTATTCTTATGTTGTTGAATCTAAGACTGTTATTGATGATTGGAGAGATCTAATTAAGGAGTCTGTACATCCTGCTGGATTTAAGTTATTTGGTGAATTAAATGTAGAGTCATCTGGTGCAGTAAAGATCAGTGATAACTCCAAGACTTCACAGGTATCCACATTAAAACTGTGGAATGAGGAAACTAATAAAGCAACTGTTGTTAGTAGTAAGAGATATCATCAAACAACAGTTAATTTATCTGAGGATATTAATGTTCTTGAAGGAACTGGATCATTAATAGAAAAATCTTCTGATACATCTGGATTGATTGCTAGAGAGATTAAATTAACTCCAGCATTTGATGGTGATTTTAATAGTACTGGTAATATTTCTGGTACTAGAGAGTTTACTATTGTAGATGCAGGTACAAATGCACCTATAACTCCATATAATGCTATGGCTCTTACTATAACATTAGATGCCGTGTTACAGGAACCAGAGGTTGCATATACTGTTAGTGGTGATAAGATAACTTTTGCTTCTGCACCTCTAGGAACAAGAACAGACAACAATACTACTACTGATCCAACAAAGTTTGTTGGAAGATTATTCCAGTTTAAGGATGCGTCTCAAAATGAGACTTATTTGAAAAAGATAAGACAGATCTTCCAGAGAGAAGGTACATGGATAGATGCTGCTAATCAATTACGTTTTAATAGATCATTTATACAGGAAGAGGCTATTGGATATGTTAAAGAGAAGTATCCTTCAATTACATGGAATACATTAGAGACAAAATGTACTCGTGATATTGGATTGATTGTAGATGCTTATGAGCATGATCTCAGATTTGGTGGTAACTCTGCTTCTTATGATGCTGCTCAAAAGTACTTCAATGATGGTGCATTAGCATATATCGATGCACAGTTAACAGAAAGCATAGAAGCATATGAGTATACTATGAATCTATGTGTTGCTGCAGCAAGGAATTGGGATCTATCATTTAAAAATTGTGTTGTAACACAAGGTCTTGATATTATTGATGTACCTAATACATTGGGAATTTGTATTGGTATGGATGTGTCTACTGGTCAACAGTTTAATCCAGGAACCAAAGTTACTGAGATTGTAAGTCCTACTAGAATTAAAGTTTCTAGAGATGGTAATCTATCATATGCTGCACAAACAATTACTACATTAGTTACTACTACAGGTCAGACCAATTATGGTCCTACTCAAGTTACTGGTACTGGTGTTTTAAATGTTGCTCCTTCTGCTACCACTACAATTTATTCATCTCTTAATAACATTGATGAGGTTACCTTCTCGTTTGCTAGAACGAATACTGGTAAGTATATGGATGCTGCTAATTTGATTTTAAAGAACAAGGAATACATTAAAGAAGAAACTATTGGTTGGACAAAAGCAACATATCCAAATCTATCAATTCCAAATGAGGATAAGTGTAAGAGGGATACTGGATATCTAGTAGATGCTTATGTGTATCATTTGAGATATGGTGGTAATAGCAATGTCGTAGACTTTGCGGAGAGATATTTCACTGGATATAAACTTTCACATATTACAGATCAGATAACAGAAAGTATAGCAGCATATGCTAAAGCAAAAGACCTTATGGTGACTGCTATGAGGAATATTCTTGGTGCTGGTACATATACAACTATTTCACCATTTACTGATGCTATTTTAGTTGATCCACAGTCATCACAAGGTTTATGTGCTGATGTAGAACAGACACTGAATACTTACAATGATATTGTTTCTAGTATACTTACCAAAGGTCCGTATACCATAGAAAAAACTAATGATAATAATCAAAGGGTTGGTAATTGGACTTCTATGCAAACTTATAGTAATATCAATATCCTTGCTCTAGATGATGTGTATACAGAATGTTCTACTGTGGTATCTGCACTAAATTCTTTATACTTAAACGTTAAAGAAATACTTAGTGGTAATAGTGTTACTAAGTCTTTACCAGATTACTTCAATGATGATAACAAAGAGTTTGAGTTGTATTATACAGATAACACACCTGTTAAGACATTAGCAAAACAGGATCTATTTGTTGGTGTTAATGGTGTTTTCCAAGATTGTAAGTATGATGCTACTTTCCCTAGGAACAACTCTTATTATATTAAGAGAGCTGCAGGTGCTAGTGATCCTGATACTATTGTATTCTCAGAAGCACCTAAGTGGAAACAAAATCTAAACACATTAACCGTACAAGAACCTCTTGCGGTAGAGAAGTTCTTTGCACATAATGTTAGTGGGTATAGAAGACTTATTATAGAAGAAGATAACTTCAATGATAGTATTCTAGGTCCGTTTACCATGAGGGATGAGGAAACTAAAGATGTGGTAGTGGTAGATGATGATAGGTTCTTATTTGTTTATGTTGATGGTATCTTACAACAAAGAACACGTTCATACACAATTAATGAATCTAGTATAACATTCTCACAACCATTAAAAGATGGACAATCTGTTGGTATAGTCTTGTTAACTGGTATTTCTACAGATCAAATACTGAGTGCCTATAATGTAGAACCAAATCTATTCATGAATGAGGTAACTATTAAAGTTACAGGATTGGACGCTGCTTATGATACATTCTCTAATACTAAGGATGGTCAAATAGTATGGCAGTTTACTGATAACACATATCCTACTCCTGATGAGTATACTACCGTTGGTATGATTAGAGGTCATGGTCTGGTGTCTGGTGGATGGGAGTTTATCATGACTGCTCAGAACCCTACTATAGACTTTACCAAACCTCTAAGAATTGCTGCTAACACTGACTTTGTAAATGCTTCTTATATTGAAGTTGATCTTTCTACTGCTACCAATACTGTAACATATGCTACAGAAGATGGTAAGAGAGTTATGAAGAAGGACACTGCTGGATGGTTATATGCTACTGACCGTCCAAATATGACTCAATTGGAACCAGGAGATAAGATCCTTATTGATGGCGAAAATGAGTATAGGAATGTTAAAAAAGTTCCTAGCAGAATTAATCCATTGAACTTTGTACCAGATACACAAGTGTCTAGTGACAGTGTGGGAAGTGTCACAGTCAGCAATTATAATGGTCTCTCAAGAGGAGAAGGATTAGATGTGAAGGCAGTATTGACTGGAGGTGTTGTTACTTCTTTAACATGGAATAAGAGAGATCTTACCAAAAATCCTGATGCATATCAATATAATACACCACCACAACTTGTATTTGAATCAACTGATGGTGCTGGTGGTAATGCTAAAGCACATGTTGTTGTGGATGGTGGTGAAGTTGTTGATGTTATTCTTGATGCTGGTGGTAGTGGATATACTGCTATCCCAATTGTGAATGTTTCTCGTTCATACAAAATTGTTAAGAAGCAGAGACAGTTTGAAACTAAGTACATCAAGCACCTTGAACATCTTATTACTGGTACTAGTGCTTTAAATACTGCATCATCTGTTGGTGAAGCAACACAGTTAGCTTATGAGTTTACTCATAGTGTTGCTGCTGTTTCATCTCAAAGTAATGTATTAGAAGTTACTCAACAATTATTGAGGAATGCATCTGCTGTAGATATCTCACCTGAGATTATTCTCAAACCAAAAGAGAGTACAGTTTCTAATAATATAGTTTCTATATTATCAACTCCTGGTAATAGTGTTAAACAAATTGTTACTTCCGTACCTGCTACTTCCACTAGAGAAGTTGCTGTAACCTCAACAGTTACTGCACCTGCTATGACTATATCAAGTAGCATAGACGTTAAGAAGGCAGATCTTCTTGATGTTGACCTCTCTTGGGGTGACGCTTATGTCTATATTCCAACAACTACAGTATTTGACGCTAGTGGTTATTTACAGGTTGGTGAATACTACATAGAATATTCGTCTAAATTATCTGATCGTTTCGTTATTAAATATAATAATGCAGTAATAGATGCAACAATCGCAACTACTGGTACAGGATATCCTAATTCAGGAACTGCTACTTGTACAGGTGGTGATGGATCTGGATTACAAGTGAGTTATACAGCAGTAAGTGGTGCTTTGACTAACGTCACAGTATACACTGGTGGATTGGATTATAACACAGGAAACGTGGTCACAGTTACTGGTGGTACTATTAGTGCTACTTTAACTATTGGTAATGTTATAACAAACAGCACGTCCGAAAGAGGTGTTGCTTCAGTTGCTCCAGCAACAATCTCCGCAGGAACACTAGTTAGACAAGTATAAATATAAATAACTCGGATAACCTGTAGTACAAAACTACCCTATTTTCAATTATGTCGGCAATCATATCAGAAAAGTTTCGCATTTTTAATGCTAACCAATTTCTAGAATCATTAACGGAAGGTGCTAACGATACCAGTGCAGACCGTTCTCGTATGTATTTCTTCGTTGGTCGTTCAGACCAGTGGGATTCATACCTAGAAATATACAATCCTAATGCTACAGCATTTGCTGTGGGGGATGAAGTATATGATGCTGGTGCTGCTGGTGCTACTGCATATGGATCTACGACATGGAAGGCAACTGTACGTAAAGTTAATCCTAATTCATTGTTAGTTCATAGTCCATCACCTGCTGCTGGTACTCCGACTTCTGGTAATGTAATTAAAGGATATGCTAGTGCTGCCGACACTGGTGCTGAAGCTGTAGGTGGTGTGTATCGTATTGCCGATGAAACGAATGCACCAACTCCATTAGACAACCAGACAGAGAAGTTCAAGATCTACGAAGAACTTATTGCTGCAAAAAGGGTAGAGTCATCTAATGTTGTTTCTGTAGTTCCTCGTTACAACTGGAACACAGTTACGAACCCTAAGTTCGACATGTACAAGCCTGACTATAGTGCTGCACCTGGTTCAGGTGGTACTGCTAAGTCTGCTGCTACAGGAGCATCTACACTTAGTGCTGCTAAGTTCTATGTAATGAACAGCAACTACGAAGTATTCAAGTGCGTTTACAACAAAGAAGATACAGTTTCTGGTGGTGCTAACGCATCTGATATGCCTACTACTGCTAACAACTATGTTAGTGGAGTATACACAGGACCTAACGATGGTTATCGTTGGAAGTATCTTTATACAATGACTACACAACAGGTCATGGATTTCTTATCCAGTGACTTCATGCCTATCGGCACATATGCTGGTACTGCTGCTGTTGATGGTGCTATTGATACAGTACTTATTTCAAGTGCTGGTAGTGCTTTACCTGCTAACAAAACTGGTGCTTCTTCACTATATGCTCCTATCTTAGGAGATGGAACGGGTGGTAAAGTTAAGATTGAGACAGATGGTACTGGAGCAATCACTTCTGCTATTATTCAAGCTGCTGGTACAGGATATACCTATGGTACAGTTGCATTGGTAACTGGTACAGGTACTGGTGCTGGTGGAGATGCTTATGGTTTATTCTCTGATACTACTCTAGGTACATCAGAAACCATTGCTGGATCTGCTCGTGGTTCTCTTGAAGTTATCATTCCTCCTGCTGGTGGACATGGTGCTGATCTTGCACAAGAGCTTAACGGCAAGCGTGTTATGGTCAACGTCCGTCTGACTTATGCAGAAGGATCTGGAGACTTCCCAGTTGATAACGACTTCCGTAGAATCGGACTTATCAAGGATCCACTACAATTTGGATCATCTAACTATGCTACTGCAAACACACTTTCTGGTGTCTATGCTGTAAGAGTAACAGGAACTGGTCTTTCTAGTTCTTCTTTCGGAAAAGATAATCAAATCACACAGACTGTAACTGGTGGAACTGCTAAGGGAACCGTTGTTTCATGGAAACTAGACGATTCAAGCACCACAACTGGTGTTCTTAAGTACTTCCAGTCACCTACAGCACATACTGATAGTGGTATCGTAAGAGCATTTGCCTCTGATGCTTCTAATGCTATCACCGATGGTGGTACATCTGTATCTGTTAATGTTAGTACATCCTATGCTTCAACCCTTGAAGGTGTAACATTTGCAAGCGGTTTGGCGAATCCTGAGATCAAATCTAACTCTGGGGAACTCGTATACATAGAGAACAGGAGACTGATTACTAGAGCTGCTGACCAAATAGAGGACATCAAGCTAGTAATTGAATTCTAAAACTTCCCATGATAGTATTGGTTTACGATGCCACAAAAGACGAACCTAAACGTATCACCATATTATGACGACTATGATGCGTCTAAGAATTTTTATAGAATTCTTTTTCGCCCTGGATACTCGATACAAGCCAGAGAACTAACACAGTTACAATCTATTCTTCAGAATCAGATTGAATCTATAGGACGCAATAAATTCAAACAGGGTGATCTAGTCATTCCTGGTGAAGTTGGACTGAACAATAGATTAGACTATGTTAAATTATCATCTGTTACAGAAGTTGCTGTAACGGAAGGGGATAATATTGTTTTTAAAAAATATGATATAGCATTACTTAAAGGTCAGACTTTAAAAGGCATCACTTCTGGCGTTACAGGTTCTGTTGTTTCAACTCGTTATGCAACTACCACATCATCTGATACTGTTTATGTAAACTACACAAGCAGTGGAAACGCAAGTAATGAGGCAACTTTTAGACAAGGGGAGACTCTAGAGGTTGTAGATGGTGTTAACACACCTTTATTGGTCGTTGGAACAGACGGTAGCGTCCTTCCAACTACTGTTACGTTAAAAGACCCAGATACTGCTGTAGAGACCTCCTACACAAGCAATGCGATGGGTTTTGCTTCTGCTGTACAGGTAGAAGAAGGAATTTATTTTATCAATGGACATTTTGTAAGGAATCAGTCTGAGCTTCTTATTCTAGAACCTTATATTGATATTCCATCTGCTAAAGTTGGATTTAAAATCACAGAGTCTTTAATCACTCCTGAAGAGGATTCAACACTTTATGATCAAGCAAGAGGATTTGCAAACTTTAGTGCTCCTGGTGCTCATCGTTTATCAGTAGCATTAGGACTCATCAAGTATGATCTAGATGCGTCTACAGATAGTAATTTCATACAACTTCTTAGTGTTAAGAAGGGTTCTGTACTAAGAAAAATTGTACAAGCAGATTATAATGTTATTGAAGAGACTCTAGCAAGAAGAACATATGACGAGTCTGGTGATTATGTTGTAGAAGATTTTAGTACTGATGTCCGTGAATATTACCAGAGAAATGGTAATAGAGGAATCTATGCTAAGAATGTATCCACTGGATTAGTAAATAATCTAACAGAAATAGAAGCATCTCAGAAACTTATTGCTACTGTCGGTGCTGGTAAAGCATATGTTAAGGGATTTGAGATTGTTAACAAAGAAAGCAGTTATATACCTCTTAACAAATCTAGAGATACTCTCGTAAGAGATAATATTACCCTAAAACATACTGGATTAAGTAGTTTCTACTTAACCAATACATACAACACCATTCCTTTAAATGCATTTGGTGCAGATCTATCTTCATACCCAACACTGTATTTGAATTCTGTATTTGGTGATGGATCATTAGGTCAGAATAATACAGAACCTGCTACTGATGGTTTAGGAACAAATGGTAAGATAGATTCTCATAAACAAACACGTTCTAGAAGAACAGAAACATTTACTTCAGACCAAGCAGTCAAAACATTGATTGTTAATTGCGTTGAAGCAGATCCAAATGGTTGGGCAAGTGTTGTTAATTCTGACTGGGAGACTAAGTATGGTACTCTTGCTGTTAGAACTTCTTCTGTTTCTAATGATGCAGAAGAGTTAACTGTCCTTTCTTACTCTAAGTTTGACGGATCTTCTACTAGTTTCCCAACTTCTTATCTAGGAACACCAAAATATCTTGAGATAACTGTTCTTGGTAGAAGAGATGTTATTGATTCATTGAGAGAGTATGATGATAACGATGGTGTTGGTGTATCTGGAGTAAAAAAATCCACTAGATTATTCAGAGCAGATGGATCTAATAATGCTAAGACAAATGCAGAAAATGCAACATCAGGAAATCCTGCAGGACTATGGGCAACAGTAGTTTCTTATAGTGAGACTATTGTTCCTACAATTGGTCTTCTTAAGCCAAAGAATTTCTCCTTACAAGAAAGAGGAATTGGATTTAATGAAGATGCAGACAGAATTATTTCAAAGGGTAGAATTGGATCTACTTCTGCATACAATACGACCTTTAAGATGTCGTATTTCAATCCAACATTCTTAACAAAGATTCAACTTGATACTGTTATATCAGATAGTACGTTTGCATCTGGTAAGTATATCACTGGTGCTACAAGTAAAGCATATGCAGTAATTGAAGGATCTACACTAGGAAAACTTTCTAGTGGTAATAGACTTTATGTTAAAGTTCTCTCAGGAACGTTCCAAGAAGGTGAGACTATATTTGATGAAGATGGTAACGCTTTAAGAATTGCTAGAGAAAATACTATATCACATTTCGTTGTTTCTAACAGAGGTGCTGCTTATGGTGGAATAACTACAGTTCAGGTTGATGGTGTGATATATGATCCTTCTGTAATATTACCTAGTTTACAAGATCAAGGAATTTATAAGATTACAATTGAAGATAGAAATTTAGTATCTGGTACATATGCACAACCACCAACAGTTGTAATTACATCAACTGGTTCTCCATCTACTGTAGCTACAGCAAATGCTATATTATTTAAAAATGTTATTGAAACATATACACCACAAAATGTTAAGTCTTTGTGGGGTAGATTTGGTGTAGCACCTGAAGGAGGTGTAGCACCTAATTTGTTTACTTCTGATGTAGAACTATCAAGAGAATCATATGTTACAAGTGTAAATGTTACTAATTTTACATTTAGTGGTGTTGAGGGTACAAATTATGTTGAGTGTACTGGATTTGGTGGAGATGCATCCAAGTCATTAACACAAGGAGATTTGGTACAATTCTCTGATGCAAATAACTACCTTGTTAAAGCAATTGTTCAGCAGGCTACAAAACCAGAGGGTACTAAGAAATCAAGGATATATTTTGATTCTTTACTACCTTCTACAGTAACTAGTACAAGTGTACTACGTGTAAGACCAAAGGTTGAAAATGCTTCTAAGTCTTCATTGATATTCCCAACAGGATCAAAACAGATTGCTTCTCTTGTGAAGGGAACTGATGATACTGCTATTGTATTCCATGCTAGAAGAGATTTTATTCTAGACACTTCTACTTCAGGTGGTAAACTTACATTCAAAGCAAACTTAGAGTATGGTACTCAAAAGTTTATTCCATTTACCGAAAAGAACTTCTTGCTTACTGTTCATGATAAAGGTAATGCTACTCAATGTGAGACAGGTGATGTTGTTTATATCCCAGCTGATTCTGTTGAGGTCATAAGTTCTCTTGATGCTTCTACTGGTTTAACTGCTGGTAGTGTTAGTGTTACTTTACCCGATACGTATTTTGGTGCTCTGAGTGGTGGAACTACATATCCTAAACTTAAGTTATCTGCTACTCTAGAGTTAACTAAGGCAAGACCAAGATTAAAAACTATTATCAGAGATAAGAGAATAGTTATAAACCCTGCAAAGGATAATATAATTCCTCTAAGAGGTCAAGATCAACAATCATCTGAAATTAAGACTATTTCTTATAGTGATGTATTGAAAGTTAACTACATTTATGAGGGATCTTCTACTGCAGCACCTACAATTGATAGTGCTGGTAATTTAATTAGCGGTACTGATGTAACTAATAGGTTTACATTTGATGATGGTCAACGTGATACCCTTTACGATATCTCTCGTATTGTAATTAAACCTGGTTTTGATCTACCTACTGGTCAAATTCTAGTATCGTTTGATTACTTTGATCATTCTCAAGGTGACTTCTGTACTGTAGATTCATATCTACATGAAGCTGGTGTGGGTTCTTTAGAGATTCCATCATTCAACTCTTCTGTATTTGGTGTAACACAGTTAAGAGATGTTATTGATTTCAGACCAAAGGTTGATAATAATGCAACGATAACAGGATTTGGTGACGAGTCTATCTTTAAGAATTCTGCCTTTAATGATTTTGATGGGGATGGTGGTGTAGTATCAAGTTGTCCAGCATCTGATCTTACTATTCCTTACACAATATCATTCTACCAGAAACAATACTTAGATCGTATAGATGGTTTATTCTTAACCAAGAAAGGTGAGTTTGCAGTGAAAGAAGGTAATTCATCACTCAACCCATCAAGACCTGAAGCGATTGATGATGCTATTGCGTTAGCTTACTTGTATGTACCTGCTTATACAACAGATGCTTCTGATGTGAGGGTTATACCTGTTGATAACAAGCGTTATACAATGCGTGATATCGGCAAGTTGGAGAAACGTGTAGAAAGATTAGAGTATTATACACTCCTCAGTGTTCTTGAACAGCAAGCATTAAATATGCAGATCAAAGATGAAGTAGGACTTGAAAGATTCAAGAGTGGATTTGTTGTAGATAACTTCGAGACTCATAAGATAGGTCACCTTAAATCTATTGACTATAAGTGTTCTATTGATACAAAACAATCTGTATTAAGAGCACAGTCAAGAGAAGATTCATTTAGATTGGAAGAAGTTAATACAAAAGAAGATCAAAGAGTGGTTTCTGGATACCAAAAGACTGGTGATATAATTACTCTTCCATATACATCTTTAAATTTACTTAGTAACCCATTTGCAACCAAGACTATTAACCCAAATCCATTTGTGGTTATTCAGTATGTTGGTGATGCATCTCTAGATGCTCCTGTTGATACTTGGTACGAAAATACAGATGCTCCTTTGGTATCTGATAACAACACTTCATTATACACCATATTCCTTGCTAAGGATAATGTACGTGATGCATACGCTAGTTTATATAATTCTTATACAGTTAACTGGATAGGATCTAATCAAAACTTCTTTAATATCGGACCTCTTTCTGATGTTAACTCTGATCAAGTACAATCTACTGTTACTATTGCTAATGTTGGAAGTTCTTCTAATATCAGTCCACAAAATAATGAGACAGGTAAAGGACTCCAAACCAAAGTAGTTGGCGAGACTTCTGTTTCTACATCACTGCAACAGTTTGCTAAGTCAAGAGCAGTTAAGTTTACTGTTCGTAGGTTGAAACCTAATACCAAAATCTATCCATTCTTAGAGGGAAGAGATATTGGTAGATGGGTCAACCCTGATCTAAGATTTACAGGATCACCTGCAAACTCACTATCAACATTTGGATCATCTATTGTTACTGATAGTAGTGGTAATGCTAGTGGTCTTATTATAATACCTAATGGTTATGCTCCAACACAAGGAAGTACTTGGAACAACTATCTCTATAACACAAGTTATGATACCAGTTCTGAACAATTACAATTCACGACAGGTGAAAAAACAATTAGATTTACTTCGAGTTCTACTGATAGTAATAAAGACAATGTAGAAACCTACACTGAAGTTAAGTACTACCCAACAGGTATATTACCTGCTAATCCTAGTGGTATAGTTTCAACATTACCTGCGTTCCTTAAATCTAATGAAGGTAAGCAGATTGTTGATGCTGCTAATGAGAAGAGACCTAATCCTCTTGCTCAGACATTTAAGGTTGAAAATCTTGATGGTGGATGTTTTACTACTGGAATAACTCTTTACTTTAATAAGAAAGCATCTTCTATACCAGTTAGAACATATCTAACCAATACCATAAGTGGTAAGCCAGGTAAGTATATTGTTCCTGGTACAGAGAAAACAATTTCACCTGAAACATACCTTAAAATATATGTGTCTCAAGAGACTACTATTGAGATAGGAGAAATAGCAACTGGTGTTCAGTCTGGTTCATCTGGTCCTGTTCATAAAGTGTTTGATAAGACAGGTATTGAAGTTTTACCTGGAAATGCTAACAGAATACCTGTTTCTGCTGATCAAGTTTACACTCTTGTTCTTTCTAACAATAATGGAACTTCATTTACTCCAGCAGAGACTATATCTCTTCCGTCAATAACCCTTGCAAATAATACTAACAATACTAATATAACTGTTACTATTGCTAAGGATTCTGGTAGGGTAATTGATTTAAAAGTTATTGATGCTGGTACAGGATATGATACAGCAACGATGACTATAGAAAGTCCTCAGTTACCTGGTGGTACTACTGCAACTGGATCATTAGGATTGTCTGATGGTAAGTTGTTTGATACCGAAGTTTCTATATCTGGTGCTGGATATACAAGTGCTCCTTCTATCGTTATTGCTGGTACAGGTACAAGCAATTCTGGTGGTTCAGTACAAGCAGTTATATCAAATGATACACCTGGTGTTAGAATGGGTATAGCAACTAACTTACTAACTGATGTTGCTGGTACTGTTGGTACTTATTTTGAGTTTGATCATCCTGTATACTTACAGAATGATACCGAATATGCTTTTGTTGTTGAAACAGACTCTGTTGACTATGAGATATGGGGTTCTGAGGTAGGTGCTCCTGCTGGATCTGGTACTGTAACATCTCAACCAGGATTGGGTTCTGTTTATAGATCTCAAAACGTAGATAGTTGGAATGAAGATCTTAGAGAAGATATTAAATTTGATCTCCATAGAGCAGAGTTTAATACCTCTAGAGCAGGTAGTTTACTATTAACAAATGAAAATCTTGGTTATGAATCAATGTATCCTGGATCTGTTCGCACAAGTGCTGAATCTAGTAGCAGTGCTACACTGAAGAGATTCCGAGGTAATAATAACTACGTTGAAATAACTCATAGAGATCATGGATTTGAAGATGGTGGTAAATCATACGTATTCTTCAAAGGATTGGAATCAACTGGTGGTGTAAGTGCTGCAAACTTAAATACAAACTTATATGAAATTGTTAATAGTGGAGTAGACACCTTTAATATTGTCTCTTCAACACAAGCAAGTACTAATATCATTGCTGGTGGATCTAATGGAATGATTGCTGTTAATAAAAAGTATGAAAAATTATATGCTGATATAGGTTATCTTTCATTCCCAGAAACAAAAATTGATTCTTCTGTTAAAACAACAAATGTTATTCCAGTAGATAACGGTTCTGTTAATTACAATTCATATTCTCAATCTGATTATGAGAAAACATTCATAGGTCAAGAACATTACTTCATCAATCAGAAAGTCGTAGCTTCTAGAATCAATGAATTAAAAAATTCTCTTTCTCAGTCTTTGGTTTATAAGTTAGATCTATCATCTACTGTGTCTCATTTGAGTCCAGTAATAGACTTAAGAACTAGTACTGTAAAAACTATATCAAATAGAATTGAGAATCCTGTCGGAACTGAAACTAGATATGGTAGACAAAATCAGGTCTTAGAACTTTATAAGGTTTACACTTTAACCATTAATGGTAATGTTGATGGATCTAGCAATAGAATAGCAATTTCACCTAATCAAAATATTGATTCTACAACTGTAGCATCAACATCCGAGGTTGCTGGATTGCAAGGTGGTAGTGGGGTAGTTCTTGCATGTGCATCAGATAACACATCAATAACTGTTAAACTTAAGAACACTGGTCAATTTAAAGCTGGTGAAACATTAACATTCCAAACTCAATCTGTATCAGGTGGTGATCTAGCAGGAAAGACAGTTACGATTAGTGATGCTGGTCCTAATGAAGAAGTTCCTTCATTCTCACTCAATACTGTGCTCAATGGTTATAACATCAATGAGGATACTAATGTTGCTGATGATGAATTGTATGCAGAGAAGATTGGTGGAACTATTATAGATTGGGATGTTAATAATAGACAGTTGGTTGTATTTAATAACAAACAACCTATCAATGATGACTTTACTTCAAAAGTAACTGGTGGAAGTGCTTTCAATAGAAGTGCAGATATTACTACTCAAACAGCAGATATCTTTAGATCTGGAGATTACTTACAATTTGTGGGACAAACTGCAGATACTAAGAACTGGTGGGAAGTTAATAAGATGTCTTATAAGACAGGTATAGGATATGTAACGGAAGATTCTTCTAAGAATACATCTGGTATTGCTAAGTATGTTACAAAACAAATTGCTTTAGATAATCCTGGTACATCAATTGATGTTAAGATTACTGCTAATATAAGAAATGCATCTGATGTTAAGGTTCTTTATAAGTTTAAAGAAGAATCTAGTGAGATTAATTTTGATGATCTTGAATGGCAGTTCTTTAATGTAGATGGTAAATCTGATATAGAATTAACTGCTTCAGCAGAGAATGAGATCTCTGGTTTATTTGAAAAGCAAGGTTCATATCAGGAAATACCATTTAGTGTTACTAACTTGCCTGAGTTTACCTCGTTTGCAGTTAAGGTTGTTATGAATTCGGATAACCCATCATACGTACCTAAGTTACAAGACCTAAGAGCAGTAGCATCCTTCTAATGAATATACAAGTAGAAGGTGAGGATGGTCTCTATAGAGACTCAAACACAGGTGCTATAATCAATAGTGATACCAAGGCATTTGATGCAGTAAGAGCAGCACGTGTTAAGTCTAGTAGGACTGATAGTGAGATAGATGAACTTAGGGCAGAGATAGAAGTTTTGAAATCCATGATACGTGGTATGCAAAGATAGGTTTCTGTGCTATAATAAATATGTAAGATCGATCATTACACAAACATGGCCATGGAACCTGCGAAACTCAAAGAAGAGTTTACTACACAATTAGCTGATGCTAATGCTAAAATTTCAAAAGCAGAAGCAGAACTTATCCGCTTAAGAGAATACCGCACCAAACTAGAAGGTGGTTTGGAAACAATAGGGTTATTATCAGGAGAAGAACCTGTCCCAGTAGGAGAACCACCAGCAACAGAAGGTGTGGAACCACCTACTCCACTTGTAGAAGGTTAGAATAACAAAGTAACCCCTTGCTAAATAGTGAGGGGTTATTTATTTGTCAGATGGCTGCTATACCAATAAATTTAATTTGCGAGAAAGGAACTGATTTTGCAGCGACCTTTAATATTCAGAATGAAGCAAACACCACCCCATTAAATTTAACTGGTTACACTGCTGTAGCCAAGATTAAAAAAAGTTATACTTCTAGCACATCTACAGACTTTACGGTTGATTTTCCAGATAGATATAATGGACAATTAAAAGTTAGTTTGAACAACGCTGCAACAGCAGGTCTAACTGCTAGAAGATATGTTTATGATATTCTCTTGTCTGCACCTTCGGGTACTAAGTCAAGAGTTATTGAAGGAATACTTGAAGTAACACCTGGAGTTTCCTGATGCCTACCTATAATGTATCAGTACAAAACCAGA